GTTGTTTTAACACGAAGGTCGTCAAGCAAAGACCACCACTCAAATGGCAGAAGATTGACAATCAACTGCCGAGTGATGGAGTCGCTTGCTGAAGAAAGATCGATCGTAGCGAGACGTTCCTCAACGCCTCGTCGAGCGAGCTCCTGGTTGACGGTTTGGTCATTAAGATTTTGACCATAACGCCAGTTAGCCAGGCGACGTCGGATATGATTCCCGACGCTCTTCTGCAGCAAAACATTGATCTCAGGCTCTTTACAAGCCACCCGATCAATGTCAGACTTCTTTGGCACCGTAAATAGGGTCGAACTCTCGTTCAACGACAGAGTCTGACTACTAAGGCACGTGCCAGAGGCAAATGCGAGCCAGTGTGCTATCGCTGAGTCCGAAAGTTCGGCCTCACCGGTTAGTTTCGCGATCGCAGCTGCAGGTGACCTGCGAACACGGGGACTCGCCCCATTCGTATGTATCCCATCACAAACACAATCGGGATACCGAAGGGGGCCGAGAATTCTCGAGATTAAGGATCTCACCTCGTCACAAAGTGAACGGGAGTGTATCCAGCCAAGGTCAACGTCGTTAATGATAAGACGTTGGTTGGTCCGAGAATTTCTGGAATCAACTGACAGCCATTTGCTGACAGCGTTCTCTCGCCTAACACTAGCAGGGGTGGTATCTCGATCACAATACTTCGAAAGGATTTCCTTTCTAAGATATTCTGTCTTGAAATCACCTCGTAATAACTCATCATCGAGAGCTTGTAACAGCTCAGTGATGAATTGCTTGCTAGTGTTATCCGGTAGAGAAACGAAAGGCTTCTTCGCCTTATTTCGTTTCTTTCTTGGCATTGTAAGTACTCCTTATGGATATTTACTTCAAGCCACCGATATACATCGGAAGCCGAGTTGACTATATAGTCCTCTCTAGTCAGATCCAAGCAAGATCTGAATGAGGCTGAAGACATCTTCGATGCCTTCTCCCTCATCCAGTAAGCCGTATCCGACCAGAAAGGGCATGACCATGACCACCGCAACTGCGATGATGATGGCACCAGTGCTGCGCCCCGCAAGGGCCATTAGGACCCTAGGGGAACGCAGCACTTTGGGGATCCGGAGTTTCACCATGAAACTCCTTAAAAGATCTCCTCAAGCCCGACAACAGTCGAGTTAACGACTGTCTGAGACGAAGCGAGAGCGTTGGCAAACATGCCAACGAGATTCTCCCGTTCCTGCTCAGTGCACTGTCCGGGGTACGTGAAAGTCACGTCCGCGAACAGCGTATGTTGAGCTCGGGTATAGTCAACACCGTTGATGGTCTCAGTGACCGCCTTCGGCACAGCGAGAGTCATCCGGATCTTCGTTACCTTAGATCCAGAAGTCTTCCAGGAGATGTTCAGTTTACTGTTCACCTCGGGTACAAGGCCAGCTTCTCTAAAGCGGGCCATGTTGCTGTCACCACCTTGAGGCACGAAAGCGTGTGCAACAGGGGTGTCTTCACGGTCATTGACCGTGATGGTAGCGCGTTCAGCCATATTGGTTGAACTCCGAGTGGATAACCTCCACTATGGTCTCCTTACTAAGGGAGATTTTGCCAGGATGGCACCGACACCCGGTAACCGGGAATCGGCTGATCAACGTGTTAGCACAAGGCTAGCCAACGACGCTGTCCGAGACTTACCTAAATCAGCTATCCGTAAGAACGGTGGCTGACCGGTAAAGCTCAATAGTGGTACACGGTGCCAGTTGTTAAGCTGGGCCGTGAACGACGGCAAATTGCCCGCATGGATAATTTCTGCGGTACCTTTAGCTTCAAGCTCAAGGCGCCAGTCAGTCCATTTGGTGAGGTATCCCGATCGGAAAGTTGTTCCCATCGGGTGGGTTAAGGAAGCAATGAAGTTCCCTGCACCCGTAAACCAATCAACGGCAAACGAAAGAGGAATGAGATCCCAGGCTAATTCTAACGGGTTTGTAAGCCCGTATTGAGTCAGACTGTATAGAGTTGGGTTCGATATCTTGAACCTATACCCTACCTCTACTCCTCGTTTCGAAGTCCAATCCTTTCTGGTGGCAACAAAGCCAGGCCAGAGGTTTGGCGGTGCCAACGGTTCGTCGTCTTGTTTGACGGTGACCGAAAGCGCCGGTACTTCAGACTGAATCCCATCTTGGATGGTTTTCAGCATGTTGTAGACGTCACTCATCATAGGCTTAAGACCATACTGGAGACTTAACCAGTAGGCCGCAGCGTTCTGTGAGTGACTGCCGTAACTATGAATCTGAAGCTTTGGAGGCAACACTTTACGCCCGGAAATCCGAGCGGCTGCCACCAAAGACCTATTCTTCAGACGAATAGCTTTGATCAACCTTAAAGCCAGTATGATCAGATCAGCAGCGAAATTAGCGGTTTCCCGCATCTCGCCGAAGGTCTGACCAAGGTTAAGGTCCGAGCCATTTATGACTCGAGCCCTAGCCCTATCAAGCGCCCTAGAAAGGGTATAGCCTGATATGACTGGCTCTTCAGGTATCGAACCAGCACTCTGGGTCCCATAAAGGGGCAACCATGAAGTAACCAAGTTCACATTCGACGCGGTTTCACTGCGCCGTCTGTAAAATCGGTTATGGCCAGGAATACGAAAGATATAGTCGTATCCCTCCTGAGAGCACAAGAACTCCTTACAACCATAGTCGGTAGGGTCGTGGTAACCACTACCATACCGATGGGTTGGGGAGCTCACGTCACGCCACTTATCCGTTACAACGTGATCCCGATAGTAGGGACCACTCCATTTCTTCCAAGGACCGGAGATCGAAGGAGCATATTCTCTATGCTC